GGAAAACTCTGTGCCATCGTTCTCCATCCAATCTTTTAAATCTTGTGTAAGTGATGAAAATGTCATTGTCATGATTATTACCCTACGTCATCCAATAAGGCACAAACTATGCAATTTACTGTAGATGTTGATGATATAGCATGGATATCACCTACTGTTGTGTTTGGTAAATTACAGTACCAAGAGTGTCCAGCTGCAATTTTAATACCATCGCTTACAGATGATGTAACTGTACCGCCATCTAAAACTATAAAAATATCATTGGAAGTATCTTCATTTTTTATAAATAAAAAATTTACCTTATCAGATGTGCTTATTGCAGTGGGTGCGGTATCATCATCTACAGCAGTGTAATCTATAAAATTACCAGCCATCAAATCTGTGCTAGAATTTGATACGCTTGTTAACTTGTAATACCACTTATCGTTTGCATCAGCAGGGCTGATTGTCATAGTGCCAGAAATGGTTTTTGCTATTTCATCTGGTAAAATAGTTGCTGTGATATTTACTGTTGCGTCATCTGCCATTATTTTTTACCTTCTTTTTTTAATCTTTCTTCTCTTTCCTCATACTTAACCATCTCCTCTGGAGTGACTTTTCTGATGTATCCTTTTTTTGGATTTCTCACAACTGCTGATTTTACAGGTTTTGCGATTGCGTCTGCCATAATTAACCTTTCGTTATTTTAAAAGATAATCCAGTAACTGGTATTGTTACGTCTACTGAGTTATAAGTTTTCTCTATGTTTTTTCTTACTTTGTCACTACATACTTTTTTCTGGAAAGTTAAAGTGTTTCCAGAGTTCACCAGTGTATCTGTATGAACCGAAGTGTGTAATTTTGGAGCCAACATCTGCGTAGATTTTTCCTCCAATTTTTTGCCATCTTCTTGAGAATGCATAGTCTTCTGATAAATATCTTCCGTCATCATCTTTCATAGTGTCAAAAAACAAATATGTGTTTTCTGAATCAAATTCTTTGTTATT